GCTGTACCTCACTGGGGGTCAAATGCTTCCAGAAGGTCACCGCGCCTTTTTCGATATAGCCGATGATACCGTAATAGGTGGACATCTTGTACCACCCGGTATTGTAATCCTCGACAAAATAAAGCTTGTCTCCCGCGTTCAGGCTGACAAGCACCGGCGCGCCGCTGGTAGAATCCGCGATGGGTTCCCACCATGAACTGTTGTACGGCGGCACCTGGGTGACCGCGCTGGTCATATCGTAATAGGTGCATTTGTAATTTCGATGGGTCGCACCGGTAACGGAAACCTTTGATCCGACCTGATATTCCTCGTTCGGGTTCCATTCCGAATAATTGATCTGATGGGGAGCCTCCGACCGTTCCCGCAGTTTCGCCGCGCCGTTCGTTTTGTACACGTCCGCTTCATAACCGGCAAAGGCGTTTTCGATCTCTTCTTCCGGTACTGGAATCCGGATAACGGCCCCCGGTACCAGGTGCTTCCATTTCCCTTCCAGATCCATCGGGTGGGTCATGCTCATATCATAATTCCCGCCCGCTACTGATTTCGACCGGCATTCCGTCGGCGTCAGTACCGCGTTTCCGTTGCTCTCATAATTTGTATTCCCGATATCAAATACACAAATCATAAAAAGCGCTCCCGTTTCTCAATCTCAATACTGCTTGCCCCGGTGAATGTGACGGTGTTTGCCCCTTCACTCAGGACAGGGAATTCCCCGGTACTGTTTTGGGTGATAGTGGCGCTCCGGTCCGCGTTCCATACTTCCATTGAATCTGAATCGATCCAGATCACCGTCCCGCTGGTCAGGCCCGTGACCGTGATAGCGTTGACCGCTGGAGTATTCGCTCCGGTTACTGTCAGCGTGAGGCTGGTTCCGCTGGGAGTTACTTTGTATAACGGTTTTGCCGCCACATCCCCCATATTGTAAACCGTTGCCCCCGTGGTCGTGATAGTCTCGTTCTGCGGGTTCATTAATTCCTTCAGAGGCTGGCAGTAGAACTGCACCTCGCCAGTCCACCAGTCCATATTCCGGCCATGCCGGTTCAGCGTGATCGCGCCGATGATCCGGGCCTTCTGACGCCGATCCGGCTCTCCGCTGAATGTCACGTATCCAGATCCGCGGAGCCATTTGTAAACTTCTTTAACCCGGAACCCGCTTCGGACGTGCATCGTTACCGTCTGGATATAGCTGTTGAAAATGTCTTCTCCTTCGGTCTGCGTCATGTCCCCGCTCTTTCCGGGGATGACCACGTGGTTCACCCGCTCTTCAGGCCGCACGATCGGCGCCGGCCCGTACAGCACGATTCCCATGCTCCGGCAGTCTATATTGTTCCAGATAAAATAACTCCGTGACATCGTATCAACTCCCGAATCCGCTCATAGTCCGCCGCTGCGCCGCCGCCATGCTCGCCGCCAGCGCGTCCGCGTCCGTTCCGTTGTTCATATACATGGCCTCGACATACAGATTGCTGCTGAAGCTGTTTCCGGCGGTATTCGCCGGGATCACGCGCTCGCCCTTATGCAGCAAGGCCGGGTATCCGTCCCAGGGGACGTATGGCAGGCCGTTCGCATGGGGGAAACCTGGCATCCGAACTTCCAGCGTGACATTGCTGACCGCGTTCGCCACTTCATCCGGAAGCCCGCTCATGACGTCCGCCGCGTTGTTCATCGCGTTCGCGGCTTCCGACTGCGCCGCCATATCCTCTTCCAGCCCTGGGATCGTCCATTCGCCGTTCTCGTTGAATATTCCGCTGCTCCGGAAATAATCAGTCAGAATGCCGACGGCTTCCGAAAATCCGCCGGACCCGATCTTGTCATAGTTTTCCAGTCCTTCACTGTATGCCTGGGCATATTGTCCGCCGTATTTCAGCAGATCGTTGTATTCCAGTCCGCCCATCTTCAGGAGCATGGCCGCCGCTGCCGGTGTTGCGTCTCCGTTCATCATCAGCATATCCAGCAGCTTGTTCCGGCTTTCTCCCGAAGTGTTTTCATAATTGAACGTTTCAAAAAGATCCTTATTCAGGTTAGCGCCCAGCCACCGCAGCGTCGTTTGGTTCGCTTCGTCTCCGGTTCCGCGTCCCAGTAGTGCCCGGACCGTCTCCTGAATGACCAGACGCTTGTCCTTCATCACGCCGTTCATCGCGTTGGACAGCTCCTGCGGAATGGTATTCAGCGCCTGCCCTCTGCCGATGTTATCCAGCCTGTGGATATCTACGGAGACTTCCCGGTCTTTCTCCGCTTTTCGGTTCACCGCTTTAACAAACTCAGCCGTCGCCACCGTACCGCCGGCGATGATCAATCCACCGCCAAGCACAGACGCTATCGAAACCGTACCAGCGCCGGCCAGTCCAGTTCCGACACCTCCAGCGCTCGCTCCGGACGCGCTTGCCGCCACGGTGGCACCGGTCGCGGCTCCCGCTCCGGCACCAGCTCCCGCGCTAGCACCGGCCCCCGCTCCAGCTCCTGCGCCAGCTCCGGCAGCACCTGCACCGGTTCCGGCTCCGGCTCCGTTCGCAATCTGGTTCACCGCGGTATTCACGCCGGACGCTCCGCCCAGTCCGCGGATTCCGTTGACCAGCTGCAGCACCTGCAACGCGCCTCCGGTCAGCTTCAGCGCCGCCCAGCCAAGCACGATTCCTTTCAGCGCACCGATGACCGTATCCTTATTGTCCACCAGCCACTGCAGCCCGCTGACAATTCCATCAAATACGGCCTTGAAACTGTTAACAACAGCTTCCGGATCGATGTTGCTTAGGTCGCTGAATAGCCCGCTGACCGCCGTCCGCATATCCTCCAGCGCCTGCTGGCCCTCCGGGGTCTTCAGGTAGTCCATGACGCTCTGAAGCATCCCGCTCAGCGCGTTCGCCGCGTCGGTCAGCGCCGGGGCCAGCCCTGCCAGGATCTCAGTCTTCAGCACCTCAAAATCATGCTGAAGACCGCTGAAAGCGTCATTCAGCGCCGCCAGATCCTCGACCGCTTCCTCGCTATTGACGTTCATGCCCGCCAGTGCTTCATTGAATTCATCCGCGCTGGAAAACTCCGTAAACAGGGGAATCAGTTCACGCCAGCTCTTCCCGAAAATCGCCTGGGCCGCCGCTTCCTTGTCGAAGGCGTCCTCCATGGACATGATGGCTTTTCCGGCCTGCCAGAACATCTCCGTCGGGTCTTCATATCTGAGCTTCTCATAGGTTTCCGCTGTTTTCCCACCGGCCTCGACTACCACAAGCCCAAGCTCCTTCAGGTAGCCCATGGCTTCTTTGCTTTCCTTGCCGATGCCCTTCTTCATTTTGCTCTGGGCCGACAGGATCGCGTCAACGCTGGTATCCATTCCGGTCGCAACCAGCGCTTCCATCCGAAGGTATGTATCCAGCGGGATCTCATACATCTGCGCCATGGTTGCTGTATCGTCCGCCCACCGTGCGCTGTCCATGATGCTGTCCCAGATCGTTTTTCCCAGGCTGACGGCCTTGCTTGCCGCGCTCTCCAGCGCTCCGGTGATCTTCCCGATACCGCCGATCACGCTGTCCAGGCTGACCTTTTTATTGATGCTGCTCAGACTGTTCTGCAGCTCGTTGGCGCCGTTCGTCGCCTGCTGTTCCCCGGCGCTCAGGTTATCGAGCGCCGCCTGTGTGTTGTACATCCCGGCTTCTGCAGAGGCCAGCTGCTGCGCCAGTTTCTGGTAGGCGTCGCTGGTCTCATCGACGCCGTTGGCTTTCAGGGTTTCCAGCGCCTGCTCCGCGTTCTTCGCGGCCTTCTGCTGCGCGGTCAGCTGGGCCTGCAGAAGCTTCGACTGTTCCGCCAGGTACTTTTCCTTGTCGCCGGTGGCCTTGAACTGAGCCTCGGATGCCTTCATCTGGGCCGTCAGCGTCTTTGACGCCTGCTGGGCCTGCTGTATCCCTGTTTTAAATTGGGTTACGTCAACCCCCATCTTTACACTGACGGCCATTGATTTATATCCTCCTGCTATCGTAGATTGATCTGTAATAGAAAAGATCCAGCACTTCGCCGGGTCTCATTTTGTCAATTTCTTCTCTTTTCAGTCCGGCAATAAGCCCACAGGAAATGATCCGCCGGTATGTCAATTCCCCTGCTCTTTTTTTCTGTTTTCTTCTTCCAGGATCTCATCAACCGGCCCGCTGTTTCCCTCAGCCATTGCCGACGATTCCTGGTACATTTCCATATTGATCAGGCCCATCATAGCCAGCGCATAGCCGATGATCCGGGATGGTTTGATATGCCGTAGAACCCATTTATCCGTCAGAAAAGGCTCTTCGCCGTATTCTTCCAGCCCTGCGTTCCCGCAGATCCGGATCAGCGTCCCAAGCTTCCGCTGCATATCCGGATTATCGATCACATGGAAAATGGTTCTCTCGTTTTCATCTTCCAGAACCTTTTCAATCCCGAACACCTGATCCCACAGCTGGGCCACCGTGCAGCCGATGTCCTGCTGAATATCCTTCGTCTCATACGCTGTCAGGATTACCGGAATTTCCCTGTCTCCCAGTTTCAGAGCTACTTTATATTTGCTTTCCTTTGCCATCTTTTCCACTCCCTGTATTCATATAACCGCAAAAATGGGAGCCCGAAATGACCGGGCTCCCGTGTTCAATCAATCAGGTGGTCGCAGGAGCCGGGACATTCAGCTTCCCGTTCAACCATTCCTTCGCCGCCGCGGCGGTAGTGAATTCCTTGTGGAGCCGGAAGCGGAGTTTGCCGCTGCTGTCCACGTCGCAGCCGACAGCCCGGCCGTTCAGGGTCGGCGTCCGCCACTGGATCTGGCCTTCCTTGGTAGCCGTCTCCTGGCTCTCTTCCTGGAACTTGATCTTCAGTACCAGGTACGCCTCAAACTTCCGGGTTCCGCTGTCCCGCATCACCCGGATGTAGCCGAAACCGCCATAAGGCGTTTCGTTGTCGCTTTCCCACTGTCCGCCGTCGGTGCCGTAGGCTTCCTCGCCCAGGATGGAAACCCGGTCCTCCAGGGTCAGCCCGGTGGACTCGAAGGCGATGGTCAGGCCGGTGATACCGTTGTCATCGTCCACGATCCGGTCATCACCGTACAGGGGATTACTGTTGACCTCTTTGGTCACGTTCGCGGACCGCGCTTCCTGAATCACGCGGCCGGCGCTGTACGTGGGCAGGCTGCCATCCACACAGGTGGCCAGCGGAGCCCATACAGGATACATCATACCAACATTGGGATTCGGCATCGTTATGCCCTCCTTATTCCTTGATTACTTTTTCAACCAGTTCACTGATCTTGCTTTCAATCGCGCTGGTTGCTTTTCCCTGGGAAGAAGAGACAGCCTTCCGGATGAAAGGCTGCTTCTTCATGAAGGATGTTCCGGAGTTGATCGCGTTGGCGATCACGGCTACAGGCTTCTGTTTGCCGTTCACGTTCGCGTATCCGCTCTTGTTGTAGCCGACGGAGGTATTGACGCTGTTTCCGGTCTTCTGGAATTTCGCGATTCCAGCAGCGCCAGCCGAAACAAGCGCCGCCTTTTCCTCCGGGGATGGTTGCCGCTGCCATCCTTTGGCGTATTTAAACGGCGATGTGGAGACGCTTCGCGCCCCCGCGCTGATCGCATCAGCGACGACTCCCGCGCCCTCGTAGAGCGCGGCTGCGGCAATGCCCTGAGCGGCGTTACCCGCTTGCGAAAGCATTTCCGTCAGTTGTTCCATCCCTTCCACCTTCAGTGTATACGGCATCTTGGATCATCCTTCCGTCTTGAACCCGAAGGTTTCCAAAGGGCGATCAGAAAGCCCTTTGGTCATCCTTCCACCTGAAACGACCATTCCCAGTGGAACAGCTTCGTTTCATGCTCATACTGATGGCTGTTCAGGCTCCAGGCTCCGTCGCAGTAGTCCGTCAGCGTCCGGGTGATCAGATTCACCCATCCGCATCCGTCCTTCTTCCGGCTGAACAGGTCCACGCTGCCTTCATAGGCGGTCGCGACCTTCACGTTGTCGCCGTGCAGGCTGCCCGCTTCAAACTCCAGGGCAATGATGCCCCAGCTTTCCGCGTCCGGCCTGCTGTTCCATGCGTTCTCCGCCACCGGCAGTGTGATCGTGTCCGGCGTCTCTCCCTGTGTCAGCGCTTTCATAGCTGCAACCAGGTTCGTGTATTCCGTGCACATATCAGCCCACCTCCGCGGCAGTTACCGCCGGCGTCGTTCCATCGTCCGCCGCGCTGTTGCCTTTCTTCCGCCGGATCCGCAGCACCACACCGTTATAATCCTTGTAAGGATCATCGTTGAGCACCGTCCAGCGTTCGCCTTGATACTCCATCTCCCGCTCTCCATGATAGTCCCGGTCGTAAGGGATCAGCAGTTTGGCTTCCGGCGCTAAGCCTTCGCCGCCTGCTTCTACCCGGTCCGCCTGGCTCATGTTGAGCTCCTGGCACTTCACCCGCGTTCGTTTCTCGACGGGATCGGAGCCGACTTCGTGGGCATCCGGAGAGAAACTGATCAGCGTGCAGCTGCTCATCTTTCTCATGTCGTCGCCCCCTCCGTGTTATAGCTGCCGGAAAGCCGCATGCTTCCTTTCATGGATTCATAGGCGCTCAGCAGCTGATCGTAGTTCGGCGGGTTCCCGATCCGCATATTGCACCAGGTCGCAATCGCCGTGATAATCAGCTCATCCGTGACCGTGCTGGAATCCGTGATGGTCCAGTCGCCGCTCTGGCTCTGCGTCCGGGTGATACTGATCACCCCGGGCAGAATGATTTCACTCGTCCTGGTCAGATCCAGCGCCGCCGCCTTGATCTGCAAAATGATCTCCGCGTCGTAGTCGTCGCCGCTGATCGGCAGCATGGCCTTTACTTCTGCAAACATTGCTTCACCTTCTCCCGCATCACATACTGTTCATACAGACTCCGTGTGTACAGGTGCTCCGCTGGGCAGTGGGAATCAACCCACAATTCAAAGCCCGCGCAGGCCGCCCTGACGCAGAAATGCCGGTCTTCTCCCCGGAGGGCCTGCCGGATATTCGGAATAGGCGTGTAATCCACGCCGGCTTCGAATACCTGCCGCTCCACCAGGGTACAGGCGCCGGTCATACCCACCTGGTACAGTCCGGGAGTCCGCCACGCCTCGCTCATCCCCGCGGATTGATCGTGCGTCCATGCGTTGCACCAGTACCGTCCGTTAGGTGCCTGAGTCCAGAAAATCTCACTGACGATGCACTTGTCCGCTTCCAGCAGCGTCCTGAGCGTCCGCGGGTCCAGGATGATGTCCGTATCCACGCTGAACCAGTAGTCGTAACCGCCGTTCAGCGCTTCCCGGATCGTCCGGTTCCTCAGTTCGCTCATCCTCAGCATCTGTTCCAGCGTCCAGATGTGATCGTCCCCGGTTTTCCGGTAGGATAAATCTCCGGTGTTCATCGTGACGTATTCCGCGTCCCGGATATACGGGATCACGCCGTCACAGTCGTTGACAACATAGAAGCGGCTGACCTGGAACCCTTCCGGGATTTCAAGCCGGTCCAGCCCGTCCTGGTATGCCTGGAATATATCGGCATCCTGCCGCAGCGGAGCCGTGATCAGTATCCGTTTCATGCTGCCTCCGTCAGTTCAATGTCTTTCCTTCCAGTCCCTGAATATCCCCGCGGACCCGCTTCGCATCCTCCGGCCAGATGATCACCGCGCCGACATGCCCAACCCGGGCCGTCGGTTCGCACCAGATCTCATAACCCAGCCCCGTCGCCCGGATGCAGAAAGAAAGATCCTCACTGCTCCGCGGCAGCGGAAGGAAGGCGTGTCCATGGTTGTTGTTCAGCACATCCCCCAGGCACTGCACCGGCGTCAGCACGCACGCGAAACCGCAGGCGGCAATCCGGAATGTGTCCTCCGGGATGTGATCCTCATCGAACCGGTCCCATTGCGGGTCCGTCCGCTTGAAGATGGTAGGAAGATATGGATTGTGGCGGGAAACAAAGCGTCCGCAGATGATTTGATCCGTTTTCCCGCTGATCGTCAGATCGTCCAGGATGGAATCCTCGAACACCATATCGTCATCCAGCCACAGGACATGGCTGAACCCGTTACTTACGGCATGTTTGGCCAGGTTATCCCGGGCCGTATGCACCACGGTTCCGGATATGATCTTCACCTCGAACCAGACTTTCTCATGGTTGAGCCGTGACATCAGCCGCAAAAGGCTCTGCACGAACTCCGCCCGCATCACGTCATAGCACGG